GAGCCTTCCACCGAGGCCCCGGCAGATGCGGCAGTATGAAGCGATGATCGTCGGCTTTGCCCTGTCCTCCTGTAAGTTGTGCAGGGGGACGGGGAGGCTTGGTTTTGAAGGGCTAAGGGGAAAGGGAATTGTGAACCCGTGCCCTTGCGTGGTGTTCTTTGAAAAGAGTACCCTGTTGAAAGAAGCCGATGAACAAAAGCAACAACGAGATGGCCGTTCTCCTGAGGCACAGCAGCCACAGGGCAATCTCATACCCCAAGGACCACAAGGTCGGGATGGTGGTTCCTGAAGGCGGGAGTGACTGTGCGAAGTGCGAGTATGCGAAGGGTCAGAACTGCACCAACGTACATTTCGTGAAGTGGAATGGAAGTAGTAAAATTCCGGCGCCGTTGGACAAGTATTGTTGTGATTTCTTCGAGGCCAAATGATGCTCTGCGAAGCCGCAGTTCTCGAACCGGACCCAAGAAGCGATGGATATATCATGCGTTCCTGCGGACAGCCGGCGGTGAAGATCATGAAACTCACTGAGGGTCCACAAGCGGGGACGGAACATCCCGCGTGTAGATTTCACTTCGAGGAAATGGCGAAGGATTTTCCGGATTGCTTCGAGATAGTAAAGGACTTCGACAATGTTGCCTAGGCCACAAATAAAGGAGAGACTCTAATTCTGCCTTCTCAATATGGTAAGTGGTCGAGCGATACTGTGGGGGGAGCGGCTGCGAATACCGGTTCTCCTTTTTCCCCCATGCCCGTCTCCGGCCGTCCCACGGCTCCCATTCTTCCCAGCCGTTCACGCCTGGCCGGCGGCGGTGCTCCCCCTCCCATGACTCCCGCTCCTCAGCCCGTGTCGCAGATGGCGAAAACGATGCCAAGTCCCGTGATGGGAAGGTTGGTGTAAAGTACAATGCCTAGTTCACAATCGCAAGTACGCTGGGCTCATGCGGTGCTTGAGGGCGACGCCTCTGGGGATAAGAAATTCGCTTCGGAAGTTGTGAGTAAGATGCACGGGAGGAAGATGAGTTCACTTCCGGAGCGTAAGGGTCCGAAACTACCATCGAGCAAGAGGAAATGACATGGCGACGCTTACTTCCCAGCAACGCAGGAATCTTCCCAAGAAATCCTTTGTGTTCCCCTCCCGCGCGCCGGCGAGTGGCAGTTATCCGATTCCGGATCGCTCCCACGCCGCGAACGCTCTGGCGCGAGTAAGCCAACACGGTTCTTCCAGCGAGAAAGCCGCCGTCCGCGCGAAGGTTCACTCGAAGTACCCCGATATGGGGAAGAAGTAATGACCTTCGATGAATGGTGGGACCTTCACCGCCGGGACATCTGCGTTTGTAACGGTACGTGTCTATGGCGTATCTTTGAGGTGAACGCAGGATGGGTGAATGAGACTGCGCGGAAGAGCCTGCTGAGTTTTTTACGAATTCAACCAAGCGACCCTATGCCACCGGAGTACGTAAATGCCCGACAATCAGCCGATGTTCAAAGCGAAGGTAACCGTGAAGCGCAAAACTCTCCCGTCCGCGCCGATTCACATTAAGCTCGACGCCGCGCAGGGGGATCCAAACGATCCGAATCGCACCGACATCCCCACCCGTCCCGGACTCAGCACCCTGAAGTCCCAGGCGCGCTCCTCGTTCGGAGCTTCCACGAAACCTTACCGCAATCCCCGCATGTCTGCGAACACGGCGTTCAAGATGCCGAGCAGGATGAACTTCGGTGAAGACGAGGATTAGTTTCGTTCTGCCGAGCGCCAAGGGTGCGACGAAATTGAAGGTGAGGAAACGGAGACGAGGAGGGAAACGTGGGAATAAGAAAGTGGTTCTTTCCGTACACGGTGAGTCTGGAGGAGAGAGTAAGAGAACTCACGAAGGAAAGGGATGATTTGTTGAATCGTTTGCTTCATGCGTATTCGGGATACGAGCTTCGTCAACCGGTGCCGAGTTATGCGGAGGCGAATGGCTTGGGACAGCCGGCGGCAACGAAGGCCCCTACGGGGGATGAGGTTCTCGGACGCGGCAGGAAGTCCACGATGGACCTCATGGCGGAATATGAGGAGGCGTGTTTGGCTGAGTCTCAAGGAATCGCGGACGTAACCGCGAGGGCGGAGAGACAGCGCGTTGAGGAGGAGAATCTAAAGGCTGCTGAGGAGTATGAGGACAACCGAATTAAGGCACAGAAACAAGCAGCCGCAGAGAGCGGAAGGGCGGTAATGTAACGTGGGTGCTTACTCCACAATTCCCTCAACCGTCGGCAACGACAACCCGGGTGACAACACTCCCAGCCGCAGTTCACGCACGGAGGACGACATCCTGAATGGAGACTCCCAGGATGCAAAAGACCAGCCTCTACTCCCCGGACTCACGAAGGATTTGGAGAAGGAACTTATTGGGCTGGTTTCGGAGTTTGAGAGGGAGAGTTATTCAACGTGGAGATGGCAGGTTCGGGATGTGTACGAAGCGGAATCGTTCTGGAAGGACCTTCAGATAGGTTTCTTCGATGCGCGGAATGATCTTTGGAGAACGCCGTCCATCAAGCAGTTGTCGAACGTCGGGGAAAGCGGACAGCGTTTCAATTTTTTCACGAACATCTACAAAGCGTTCGGATGGGCATTGATTAGCGTCCTCGGACAGAAGGTTCCCTCCACGCGTTTTCTTCCTCAGGACTATCGTCGCGAGAGTGATGTCATCGCTGCCCGCGCTGCGGCTGATGTCGTTCCCCTCATCTGCCGGAATAACAAGGCTCCTCTCCTGAACCTCCGTGCGATCTATTGTCTTTACACCGGAGGTATCGTCGCGTCCTATACGCGTTATTTGGAAGACGGAAGCTCCTTCGGTTGGAAAGACGAGCCCGACATCCAGATGCAGAAAGTGAAGATGGCCGAGGCGGGATTCGAGTGTCCCGGGTGCCATCAGTTCACCGCCGTTGATGATATGCACCCTGCGGAGCAGACATTACAGAACGGCTGTCCAAATTGCATGTCTCCTATCAATGACCTGAATTTCTCCCCTCCACAGTTCGTTGATGCTCCCGTAGTCTCCTCAGTGAAGAAAGTCCCCCGCGGGCAGGAACTCATCACTCTCCACGGAGTTCTTGAAACGCGTCTTCCTCCTTGGGTTCAGGAACAACGCGACATGCCGTATCTAGGACTCGTTCATGAAGTTCACATTTCCCAACTGAAAGCAACCTATGGCGACCGCGCGAAGAATCTTCAAGGAGGCTACGGTTCTGGACCTTATGACACTTGGGATCGTTTTGCTCGTTTGGCTCTTATTGAACCTACTGTGAGTTATTATTCCACGAGCAATCAGAACCTCGTGACGTTCAAACGCTATTGGCTCCGGCCGGATGCGTTTTACATGGTTGAGAATGATACGAAGGATAAGGATGGATTGGGGAAGAGGGATCAGTTGTTGAAGCTCTTTCCCGATGGAGCGTACATCGCGTTCGCGGATCCCACGTATCTTCTCGACGCGCGCAACGAACGTCTGGACGACCACTGGAGAATCTGCCGGGCGATGGAAGGCGCGGGGATGTATACGCCGTCGCTGGGCTCCTCCTCCATCTCCGTCCAGAAACGCTACAACACCCTTCACAACTTCATCATGGAATGGGTGGAGTACGCAGCAGCCGGGACCGGGACGTTCGTGAACGCGAATCTTATCAACGTCCGTGCGTTATCGAATCAGCGGAAAGCCCCAGGGAATATCTACCCCATTCGTGTGCCGGCGGGAAGCGACATCTCCCGGAACATCTACGAAGCCCGTCCGGGAGCGATTGCGAATGAAGTTTTCAAGTACGCGGATTCTCTGCAGGAGTTAGGGCAGTTCATGACTTCTGCCGTTCCTACTGTCACAGGTGGGACGCAACAGTCGTTGAAACCCACAACGTACCTCGCTGATCGCGAGCAGGCTCTCGGGAGGCTCTACGTTCCTTGGTTACACCTCCGTACCTTCTGGGCGGACACCATAGGACTCGCTGTGAAGGAATTCGCTCGCTGGCGCACGGAGGATGAGCAGTATTCTGTGTTTGGCCCCCGCGGGGATGCTCAGGGACTCGAAATCCGTCTTGAAGACCTCCAAGGGAATTTCGACGCGTACCCGGAGACGGACGAAGCCTTCCCCGTTCTCTGGCAACAAATGCAGGCGGCGTTCATGCAACTGATGCAATCTGCCGACCCAAGGATTCAGGAGATTCTCGGCAGCACGGAGAATATCGCCTTTGCAAAATCCATGCTCGGGCTTCCCGATATTTACGTCCCCGGCGAGGACGACCGTATCAAGCAGAAGCAGGAAATTGCTCTGCTGCTCCAAGGTGCTCCAGTTCAGACGACGAATCCTCAGACTGGCGCAATGGAACTTCTTCCTTCCGTCCCCATCGACCCCTTCGAGGATATGCACCCGATTCATATCGAGGGCGTGAAAGCCTGGGCAGTGAGTGCCGTGGGGCTCCGCGCGAAGGTCGAGAACCCCAACGGCTATCACAACGTCATCGCCCACGGAGTAGCACACGAGAAGTTCGTTATGATAGAACAAGCTCAGGCGGAAGGTGGAGCGTTGATGCAAGGAAGGCAGCTTCAACCCCACGCGAAGCCTGATGAGAAACAAGGTTCCCCGCCGGCGGTACAAGCGGGTAGTAAGAGTTCTCAGTCGCCCATAGCCCAGACGAAGCAAGGAATGTCTGATGCGACGGGTGGAGGAAGTCCCCAAGGTCCTCAAGGTTAAGAACGGTGCCTAAACTAAAACATCCATTCGTTATCGGTGAGAGTGCCCGAGAGAGAAAGAATCGTCTTGCTAGGGAGTGGCGAAATTCCGATAGTCGGAACCTCTTTTTATCAGTTTCCAGAAGGAGTTACAACAAGCACATATTAAGACGCCGAGCAGAAGCCAAGAAATACTATTGGAGAGACCCTCTAACTAACAGAGAAAGAGTTAAGAGAAGCCGGGTCAAATGCAAATACGGAGTAGAAGATTTGTACGCTCAATACGAAAAACAGGGTCATCTGTGTTTGCTTTGTAAAAAACCTCTTGTGCTAGAAAATAGAAAATACGCGATTGACCATGACCACAAAACCGGAAAATTTCGTGGTATTCTGCATCCACATTGTAACTCTGGTCTGGGCATGTTCCGGGATTCTGTAGAAATGCTTGAACAAGCTATCATCTACTTGAAGAGTTTTAACTAGTTGAGCCAGCCCGTCGCTAGTTCTAAAATCCAAGGGCTAAAGGGATGCAAAATGAAAACTCATCGCAGTCATTACAACACAAAAATTGTTTTGGACATGGAGACTTTAGAGGTAATTGAGAAGTCTCCGGATATTGAGTACGAAGGCCCGTGGGCATTGTTCGACGGCGCTCCGGCGGATGCGGCGCCTGCAGACACCGGGAGCGCGCCAGCGGATGCTGGGGGTGGAGATGGCGGAGGGGATGGTGCTCCTGCAGACGGAGGAGGGTCAATCGATGACTGGGCGGATGAACCGCCCGCGGATGCTCCTCCTGCTGATGTTCCTACAGATGGTCAACCTGCAGAGGGGGACGAGCCCCCGGCGGACGACCAACAAGTAGACCCCAACGCTCCTCCTGCTCCCGTAAAGCCCGAGGACCGTCTCGCCGCCGCACAGGACGCGACACTCAAGCAAGTTTACCGGGACAACTTCGGGAAGGTTCAGGAGATTATCAAGGCGAATCCCGCTCTCCGACCGATCTTCTTCAAAGCCGCTGAGTTCAATCAGATTTACACGACCGTCGAGGATGCGAAGCAAGCGAAGGAGTGGGCGGGACAGTTGTATCAGTTTGATAACCTGTACTACTCCAACAAACCAGAAGACACCCGTTCCTTCCTCAACGCTCTCTACGAAAACTCCAAAGAACCCGACGGTTCCGCTCCGCATTACGACCGCCTCGCCTCCACCATCGTCACCGATGCCGCATCGAACCTCGCCGTTCGCATCCAACAGGGCGATCCCGCTATCACCCGCGCTTTCTCCGACCTTGGTCTCAACGGCAAACAAGCGATGGTCGCCGTGCAGGCCGTCGCGGCGATGTTCGGAATTAAGCTCAACGGTGTAAGGTTCCAAGGTGGAGGAGGGACACCTCAGGGTGGTACTGCTCCTAAGCCTGGTGAGATGTCCGAACGCGAACAGTATCTTGCCCAGCAAGTCGCCGAGGCCAACGAGGAAATCCAGCGCCTCCGTGGTGGCGCACTTGCACAGACCGAACAGAACTTCTACAATGGCATTCAGACGAGCTTTAACGACAAGCTCGCTGCGGACATCGGAAAGCGGCTCGAAGCCGCAACCGCACTGAAGACCCAGAAGCCGGGCTTCCAGAACTGGGTAAAGTCTGAAATCGTTACCCGAGTGAAGAACTCAATCCGTAACGATTCGTTTTTTGCTAACCAGATGGAAGCGGCGTCTCGATCGGGTGATCGCGGCCCGGAGCATCAACAGCAAATGCTGTCGGCGCTCGAACAGCGTGCGAGACACTATCTGCCTGACATCTATCGTGAAGTCATGGCCGAAGCTGGGATTACCATACAGCAAAAAACGAACGCGGCGAGTGCAAAAGCAGGCACTCCTCACCGCGAGCCAGCAACCGGTGGCACACCTGGACGTTTGAGCAAGCCGGGTTCGTCCAGCCCGAATGCACGCAAACCGGGAGAATCCTACGATCAGTATTCCAGTAGGGTGCTGGGAATCGAATAGTTCTCCTACGAAATTCGCTGTTATCGTGGGAAGAATGCTTGAAAGGTAAAACAAGTCAATGGCTCAAGCGACTTCCGATGTCATTGGCCTGCAACTCGAAAATGTCCGTAAAGATATTGCGGACAATAAATCCCACCATATCGGAGAAACTCTCGTAAGAGACAACTCCGAGGTAATTGGGAAAAACGCTTACCTAGCAGGACTCATCGACGGCGAAGGCTGCATTTATGCAGTTAAGCGTGGTCGGACGATTCCCGGAAGACCAGAGCGTTTTACGTACTGCCTGACGCTAGAAATAACAATGTGCTCTAAAGAGACAATCTTTTGGGTATCAGAGAATTTCGGCGGTCGGGTATGCGTTCAGAAGTCCAGAACGAATCGACCATACTACCATTGGAGAATCACGAATGATTCTGCAGTGGCTGTCTTAAAAAAGGTCTATCCGTTCATGGTGACGAAAAAGCGTCAAGCTGCTCTCGCTTTTCAATTTCGAGAAGTGATAAAGCAAAGTGCTTGGCAACGCGATTCGCACCGCAATTCGCTGCGAGATGAATTGATTCTAAGAATCCGCAGCTTGAATCAGCGATGGACAATGCCCAAAACCGTAGAGACTGCATGTGGGACACCAGAGATGGGGATGATCCAGTCCGAACTGCAAGGTGACTTGCAGAGGCCCTCGGCAACGAGCGCCGTTTAACAAATTGGATAAATTGCCCGAGTTGTTTGGCTACCCCGACTCTCTTTTCTCCAAAATCGACACCCGACGGGACGTTCTCAAAGTCTCCTCGCGTGCCTCTCGTATTCCGTTGCAGATTCGCCCTGGCGCGCGTACCGGTCAGGTGAACCTCGCCGGCGGCGCTCTTGGCCGCGGTACTGCAACGCACTACGACGCTGCGACTCTCACCCCTTTGGCTGCGCGTATCGCGATCGAAATCAACAAGGACGCGCTCGACCAGACCAACGGTGAGACGAAGGCGATCCGTAAGCTCATCGCGCTCGAAATCAAGAACGCCATGCGGGAATTCCGTGTGTTCTGGAACGGACAGCTTCAGACCGCGGGGAACAACGTCATTGCGACTACCTCCCAGGCACAGCTTGCAGCCGACGCTTCCCTTACCGTCTCGACCGCTCCATTTTTCTCACAACTCATCCGCCCGGGAATGATCCTCAACGTCTACGACACTACGATCACCATTCAGCGTGGTCAGGTGACGGTGGCGTCGGTGGATTATCCGAACAACGTCATCAACCTCTCCGGACAGATCGGTTTCGCCGTGACTTCCGGTGACGTTCTTCTTATCGAAGGCGTCGCAGGTGCGTCTCCCGCGGGGTACTTCGGTCTCCCCTACCATCACAGCGACTCCGCGACCGGAACGTGGTTGAACCTCTCTCGCGCTTCCGTCCCCGAAGTCCGCGCGAACGCCGTACATAACGGCCAGAACGCGCTCACCACCGCCCCGATTCGCCTCATTCTCAACAAGATTCTCCAGCGTGTAAACGCCGTGAATCCGAAGCAACTTGTCGCACACTTGCATCCCGCGCAGAAGGCCGCGTATGAGGAACTGGCGATTCTCGTCTCCGAGATCCACAAGGGTTCCGGGAACGAGGCCGTGGATATGCTCTTCGGCGATCAGAAGCTCGCCGGGGTGTCCCAGATGGTTGACATCCAGGCTGCTCGTGATCGCATTGACTTTGTGAACTTCGATACTTGGGGAAAGGTCGAGTCCGCACCCATCGACTTCCTCAAGAACGAGGACGGAAGTTACTTCACGCGTCCGATCGACGCAACCACCGGCTCTCCGATCGCATCGACGTTGTTCTACGTCTACTGGTTCGGGCAGTTCTTCGTGGATAACCCGGGAGCGGTTGGTTACATTGACCAGCTTGCTATCCCCAGCGGTTACACCAACCTCTAATGGAGACGAACATGACCAAGAAAATCCTATCCTTCGCACTTTCTCTTGCGTTGGTTCTCTCCGGTGGGTTCTTCACCGTAGCACCCGCGCAAGCTCAACAGCCCGTTCGTGCCGGCGGACAATTTGTCGCCAGCAACTACGGGAAGTGGTCCGCGACCGTGTTCAATGGTTTCACCGGAACCGGTACGCAAACGATGTCCATGTTGTATGGATACGTGACGCTTCCTGACGGGCGCCCGTTTGTTCCCTTCAACGTCCGCACTCCTTTGTCGGTGGACACCGGGTCCAACCGTGAAACTGTGACTCCTACGGCCGTTTCCGGTTGCGCTCCGCTGAATCCCAACCAAGGCGTTTGCCAAGTTACTGCGTCGTTCTCGAACGCTCACGGTAACGGGACGCTCGTGACCTCCGGCGACGGCGGACTTCAGGAAGCCATCGAAGACGCTTCGCAGTTGGGCTCCCTATCGGCCGGCGGCGTAGTTCTAGTCGATGCTTCCTCGGGAATCACCAACGCGCAACTCGCTGCGGCGGTTCCTTGGGATAACGTATCGATTCTGGACACTCGCTTCGGGACTCCGCAGTATTGGACGCCCCTCGGCGGGTCTACGGTTCTCGCGGCTCCTGCGACTCTTACGAACTCGACGGCTGGTTTCGGCGTGAACGGCGCTAACTTTACTGGCGGCGCTTACACCGGGAACAACACTTACATCGCCTGTATCGCATATGTAGACGTAATGGGCCAAGAGGGTCCGTGTTCCGCGACCTTCACCATCGCGACTTCCGGGTCCGCCACCACCGATCAGATTGGTTTCACCGCTCCTGCGGCCTCCACCGGCGCAGTGGGGTATACCATCTACATCACTTTGAATGGCGGCTCCTACACCAGCGCGTACAAGGTTCCCCTCGTCACTCAGCCCTCCGCCGTCGGTGCATACCCCGCCTCGAACGGCGTCTGCACTCTGACGACTGTTGAGACCGTTACTCCGGCGTGCGCTGTGACTAACAACACTTACGGTTCAGTTGGTTCCGGTGCTGTTGTATCGGCTCTCACGCTGAACACTTCACAGATCGAACCGCAGACCACAGTGATTTCGACCACCTCCATCTACGTTCCTCAACCTGGAGGCAGAACGACTTACACCTTCGCTCCTGGACAACTGGCGAACGGCGCGACCATTGCTAAAGCCCTCGCCTTTTCCATCGGTGCCGCCGCCGCGACGACCGTTCCGGATGTAATCGGGACGATCAACCTCGCTCCAGGCGCCATGAACATCGTCGGAAAGACGTTGCGTGTTTGCGGTATCGCGACCACCACCGCTTCGACGGCAACTATTGTGGACATTCAGTTCCAGTGGGATGCCAACGGGCAAAACACTGCCGGGAAGGGCGTTCTTATTGGCGACCTTACAGCGACTCCTTCGGCCGCACTGGCGACCGCCGGGCACGCCACATTCTGTCAGGATTTCATGACGACTGTGACCTCCGCCTCGGCGACCGGCGGGACGATTCAGGAAGTCAACGGCTTCGGTGCTGTGGGCGGACTTACGCTCATCGGCACAGGTGCGCTCTCTGACTCCCTTGCTGGAGCTTCAGCCGGTGGTGTCGGTTCCCTCAACCTCGCGGACGCGGCTCGCATCAACGTCATCTACCTGCACACCACGGGTACTGACGGTGCGGGCTGGACGCTTCAAAACTTGACTGCACAGGTGCTCTAAAACGCACATGGCAGCCATTGCCACACTTGAGGGCAGTTTTCTCCGTCTCTCGCGGGATGAGGAGACTGCCCTTAATCTTTTGATACGCGAACTGGGTGGGGAGCACCAGGGGATGCCGTTGTTCAGACTCGAATGGGCAGCGGAGACGAACCTCGGTAGGAAAGTTCCAGTGTGCTTCCATCCAGTCCCGTTTTCTTATCACCTCCTAGTCTGGGAACCTCCCTCTCCTATGCTCACGAAGTACGCTCGGGAACTGGGAGAAGACACCTCCAAGGGAACCTACACGTGCGTGACGCACTTCGTTGACAACGACAACCGACCGTTTCCTCCAACGAAGTTCATCATGGAACACGTTCTTCCGATCCTGAAACGCGCGCAGGAGACCGCAAAGGCTGCGCTCATTGGCGAGCGGGCGATTGTGGAAAGGAACCGTGCGAAGCGGAAGGAGGAGTTGTTGTCGGAGGAGAAGGCGAAGGAGCGGGCCTACGACAGCTACGCGGAGAGTGTTATCAACGACGCGAAGCCGGCGTTTGAAGGGAATCCCATGTCCACTTCCAAGCATTCTGCTAACATTTCCTTGTCGGACCTTCGTGGGACGAAACCGAACGTGGATGTGCCGGAGAAGTTTGATTTTACCCTTCGCAGTAAAAAGAACAGTTGAGCCTCGGTCGTCGCTGTTCTGAATTTCCAGACCGCAAAGGAGAACGCCGTGCCTATCGCAATTCAAGTCAAAACAGCGAAACTCATTTCAGTTCACGACCAGCCGGATACGTTGCGCCTGGAGCTTCCGTCGATTACTCCCGGGACCTATTTCATCCCCGGCATCAACGCTCCGGATTCGGAGTTCAAGAAGTGCGTGTTTACTTTCCCGAATCGTCCTGCCGTGCAGTACGCGCAGAAGAAGGAACTGGACGGGAGAAAGTACGTTGAAATTGAAGTCTTCGAGGGGAAGACTCCGCAGTATGGAACGGAACTCGATCAGAAGCAGGACGAGAACGGTCGGCCAATGGAACCGCAGCTTCGTCGCGCGCTTCTTACCGTCACGGCCGAGGATATTGCAAACGAACTTGAACGCCAGGCGAGGTACTTCGATCAGAACATCGGGATCCGCGCGATAAACGAGGATGTGAAGAGTCAGGATATTCTCGCGGCTGAGAAGGACAACATTCAGTACCTCCGCGACATGGTTCAGACCACGACGCGTTACCTGAAGTTCGGCGCCGGGAACGCGACTTCTCAGGCTAGGGCCGCCGCGGCGCGGTTGCACAAGCTCGGGCTCCTGAACCCTCTTCCGGAGTGGGCTTCTATCAATCCAGACGGCGGGTCCTCCGTGGATACTTTCAACTGCACCAACTGCGGTTCGGTGCTGCGGAAGGGGATCATCAAGTGCCCGAACGTCGGGTGTGGGTATGTGTACGACTGGAAGGCCGCGGTTGAGGGCGGCATGATTGCTCCGCGTGATGTGCCTCCGGTGCATCGCAGAGCAGCAGGATTGGACACGCCGAAGTCGATCATGAAGGAAGAAGTACGGCAGAAAGTCGCTGAGGATTTTAACGAAGGGCGAGTGTGATGAAACGTCTTTTTCAGCTTGCGGCGTTGTTGTTGTTTTCCGTGATTCCGGCTTTCGGGCAGAACAACGGGAGCTATCACGACATCGCGTGGAGATTCGTGCAGGGTTTCCCGAACTTCCCGGCTCCGGGAGCTACGGTTACGGTTTGCAACTACCCCGTCACCAACGGGCAGATTCCTTGTACCAACCTCGCGCAGATTTACGGTGGGCCGACGAACTCCGTCGTGATGTCGAACCCGATAACAGCGGACGGGAATGGGAATTTCGCGTTCTGGGCGCCGCCGGGGAATTATGTTCTCACGATCACCGGTTCGGACATTGTTCCCTACGCTGAAACGATTACTCTCAGCAGCGTCAGTTCAAGCAATCCCCTTCCTATGACCATCGTGGTCCCCGCGGCGACGATGAGTTTCCCTGGTACGAACTCTGCGGCGTATTCGATTCTTCTGAATCAGAACGTAACTTCCACCTCCATCAGTGGGACACCGCAGAATGGGAACTTGATTAAGTTCCACGTCTGTCAGCCTGGGGTCGGGGGACCGTATACGTTTGCTTTTCCCTCTGGATTCCTGAATACCACAGCCATTCAGACTTCGGGATGCACAGACGAGACGTATAGCTACGATGGGAATAGCGGAAACTGGAGCCAACTGACTCAGCCTTCCGGGAGTCCCCTCGGAGTAATCAGTTTCAACTCCCGCACGGGAGCCGTCTCTCCTGCGACCAACGACTACAACTTCAATCAAATCGCCGGGACTGCCGCGGCGAACCAGGGCGGAACGGGGTCTGCGAGTCCAGCGACAAATGGTGTGGCGGTGTCGCAGGGTCCAAGCTCTCCATATCTCTTCCTATTGCCCACGAACAACGGGCAGTGCTTCATGTCTGACCCGACGAATTACCTCATCAATCCACCGTCGTATCAAACCTGCCCTTCATCTACGGGAGGAAGCTCTGTCGGCGCGCAGGGTACGGTGAACGCGGCGGGTGCGAGTGCTGGTAGCTTCGCTCAGACCTCCATCTGGGACATCAACGGAGCGGGTGGGACGTACTTCAAGGGACTTAATCCGTATATCGATGTGACGCATCCGGCGTTTGGTGGTTACATTGGCCCGAATTACAACGCCGCAGCGACCACCTGCACGATGGCTGCGAGTTCAACGAGCGCCTCTTGTGCGTCGGCTTCGGACTTTCTTGTAGGACAAGGCATTCTTGTTCCGCACGCTGGGCCGGCTCCGGTGATTGCGACACCTCAGGCTCCGACGGTTACGCCACTATTCCAGGTGGGCTCTACCACGCGTTCTTATTGCATCGCTGACCGCGACTGGTTCGGCGGTCTGACGCCTTGCAGCGCCGTTGGCAGCACGTCCACGGCTCCCTCCTCGATGGCGCTCCAGAGCTACAGCATCGCCTCATGGAGTTGGAACTCTTCGACCAACACCATGACGATTACGACTTCCGGGAATCACAATATGCCCACGACGGCCTCCGGAATCATCAGCGAGCCCTATGCCCAAGTTGAGATTCAGGCGGGAACGTCGAGCAGCGGACTTTGTGAAGGCGCGTTTTCGTTGACTGCTGTTCCGTCTGGCACGACGCTTCAATTTCAGCGCAATGAACTGACATCGAATCCGAATTGTTCGGGCGGCACGCTGCGAATCGCTCCGATTATCATGCTGAAGTGGGATTCGCATTACACCTATAGCGTGACAGCGGCATCTTGCTCGGCTGGGCAAGCGACGATTTCGGTTTCTCCTGTTCCGCTGGGACCAAATGGAACATGGGTGATCCCTAACAATGTGAAGGCCATCATCTCAGGGGTTTCGGACTCTCACTACAACGGGACGCTCGGGGTTGCACCAGCCACGGGGGTGTTCACTTTCGGGCTGAATTGCTCCGGCGTCACGAACGTCGGAGCCGGGGGTACACTTTCACTCGTACCCGGAAAAGCGGTCAAGAACCATCTCGTTTATGCCTGTAACGGAGGTTCCTGCGCTCTGCCAACAAATGCGGCCAACTACTCGCTTGTCGGTGTCGAGCAGGGCAACGATGGTTACTTCCTCGACCGTGGCTGGACGGTGACTGCTGCCAACGTGGACTTGGGCGACGCGCCCTCAACGGCTCCCACGACAGCCATCAATGAATGGCTGGATACGACGATTGCGACAGGTGGCGGGACGACTTCGCTGACGCTCGCCAATCCTTCCACGAACGCAGTCACAAGCGTTGGCGTCTGGCACGACAACGTGCCCAATATCCTCGCAGCCTGTGCTACTCTCCCTGCGAATTCTTCGGCATCGAACGGTGGTCACATCATCGTGCCCGCGAACGGGAATCTCTACTATTTCTTCCCGATCATTGCCAACCTGGACCTTACGGGGAACTTCGGACAAACGCCCAAGAATTGCCCTGGCAATATGTCCATCGATTTCGGCTCGAATCCGTGGCTGGACGGCTCGATTTTGCTCGGCAAGGGCAACGCCCTCACAGGTGCGGTGGTTGGAGGCGGCACAAACTGCCAGTCCACGTTCTACCAGATGGGTTCGGCGCTGACGTGCATGCAGGGCAGTTCCTATCCGATGATTTATTTCGAGCCCGAGCAAGCCAGTTCCAACTTCCTAAAAGATTTGGTTGCGAATCCGCAGCAAGCCTACCAGTCGGGCCTATTCATCGATGAGCAGATGAACGGCGACGGCACCGTATCGGTACGCACCGACAACTTCCACGTCAACGGCGGGATTCACACTTATCCGTTTGTCGGGCGTGCCGGATTCGGCTGGTTCTTCAACTTCGGCGGGTTTTCCAACGGTGGCGGAAACTTCTCGGAAAGTATCGACGCGACGTTCCAACCGCTTTGCGGAATGCCGAGCTATTATCCCTTCATTGCCCCCTCGCTGCCCTACGTGCTCACGACAAATCACACGTACAGTTTCGGGACGATGAAGATTGATTCTTGCGGCCAAGCCTCGGGGAATTTTGGCAACACCACGACCTTCAACGACCTGCTCACGGAGAGCAACTCCGGGCCGCCCATCAAGGTGAACCTCTACCCTTACGGATTGGCACAACTCACCATCAACTACGCTAACAACGCGGACTTGACTGGTGGTTCGTCTACGCCGTATCTCGATGTAACGAACGCCACGATCGGCAGCGCGGCATTCAACTTCATTGGCTGCGGCACTGCAGTTCAACCTCTCCTGGAAACGAATAGCGGCAACCCCTACAGCGGAATTCACCTGACGATGGGCTTGGGCTGCAACGGCGGCATCGGCTATCCTCCACTCGCGGGTGTCGTCTACGAGAATCTCTACCGCAACCAATGGAAGTGGAACGGCATGCAGTTCGCCATGACGAATGGGGGGAGACTCACCGCGGGCCAGATCACGACGCCGGCGGTCGCGCCTACGGTCACAGTCACGACATCTTGCACAGGCTTCCCACCCGCCGGAACGTATACTTACGGCGTCATAGCCTGGGACGCGACCTCGAATCCATCGGCGGGCACAGGCGGCGCAACCACAGTCGGCCCTGCGAGTACATCTGTCACGCTGAATGGCACGACTCAGTGCGCGAGCATCGCGCAGCCGACGCTGCCTACTGGAACGGCTTACTGGGGCACCGCTCGGCTAAGTGGTCCCGGCTCGGTGGACCAGGTATTCATTTCTGGCGTGAGCAGCATCAACGCCTTCGTACCTGTCACTACGACGACCATCGTTGACCAGACGGCATTCACCGCGGGCAGCGTCCCGAGCATCAACAGCACGGGTCTACAATCGGTCAGCGCGGGGAACGTGACGGGAAACATCCAACCGCTCACCATCAACCCGCTGACGGACAACACTGTGCCCATCGGCACGAACGCGCTGCACTTCACGAATCTGTTCCTCAACACTCGGACGGTTGCGACACTGCCGACTGCCTCTACTAACCTTGGCGCGGTCTACGTTGTAACTGACGGCCAGAGCACGACAGACTGCGTTTCGGGTTCAGGATCTTTCCAAGCGTGGTGCCGGTCGAATGGGACTTCGTGGGGACCCGTGGGTGGCGCGGTTGGTGGATCGGTCACATCCTTCACAGCTCCTTCCGGTAGCTGGCCCACATGGCTTGTCCCCACTGTCACTAACGGAACGACAACCCCGCAACTGACCGTGGCAGCCTCGACCATCCCAGTTGGCGCTGGCGGTACAGGTGCGACAACTCTCAGCGGCGTCATCAAGGGCAATGCTACATCGCCATTCACCGTCGCTGCGGCCGGAGACATCTCTGCTCTGTGGAGCGGGACGTGTAATAACACGACATTCCTACGCGGCGATGGTTCTTGCCAAGCGCCTCCGGGTGGCATGGTCTATCCCAGCGGCTCAGGATTTGCCATTGTATCGGGCGGCTCCTCGTGGGGAACAACGCTTGCCGACCCGCTGACTCCAACTCACGGTGGCAGTGGCCTAAGCAATCCCGCAGCGCATTCGTTCATGGTGACTGAGGGTGTGAGCAATTACAATCTCATTACGTCGCCCACGACCAACGGCTTCTACCAGTGCGGATTTAACGTCACAGCATCGGCGGCGGTGGACCCGACGTGTGCTCTCCCTGGTGTTCCGGTGAATCTCCTGAGCGGCAACTATTCGTTGGCTTACGGCGATCGCGCTAGTTTCCAGCGTGAATCAAGTACCACGACTTCGACATTGACGCTGCCTCAGGTGACAGGGAACACCGCATCAAACCTTCCCTTCGTCACCGCGAACTTCAACTCAGCGAACGAGACGCTGCAAGCGAATGCCGCAGATAAAATCGACGGCGGCTCGACGGGTGGAACGCAGACCGTTCTTCCTGGATGGGCGGCGTTTGTGTACCAAGATTCAACGTCCGCTCCCGGCAACTGGTGGAGTGTGCTCATGCCAATGCTGAGTGCGCTGCCTTCCTCTTGCGCGGACAGCGGTGGGAATCATATCAACTTCACGGCTTCCGCGGGATTCACCTGCGGATCGACATCGAGCGGCGGCACACCCTCGTTCCCATTGACGGTTACAGGAACGGTGAACTCGGGAGGCATCCCCTACTTCAGTAGCACAACACAGGAATCCTCGTCTGCAACACTTGGGGCTGGAGCCATCGTATTTGGTGGTGGCGCTGGTGGCGCTCCAACGACTGGCGCGGGTGACTTCACTTACTCTTCGCACACACTCTCGGGCGGCGCGTCGGCAATCTTCGACCTGAGCGCAGCGGCTTCGTTTAAGGTACCGTCGAGTGCGGCCTGCGCGCCAACAACTGCGGCGCTGCTCTGCTACGACTCCACGAACAATCGATTCGTTGGTGGCAACGGTACGAATACTTCCTACCTCCCGTGGTTCCTTTCGGCTCCGGCCTCGCTCAACCTCGTGGAATGGAACGGCACCCTTGGCAAGCAGGACGATACGGGCATTGCCACAGCTAACGTCACGCAGACAACGGCCACTCCTTCGGCCAATCAGATTTGCGTGTACGCCTCCACGGCCAAGACCTGCACTCCGACTACCACGTTACCAACCGCCGCAGAGCCCGCGCACACGGGCGATATGACTAACTCGGTAGGCTCGCTCGTCACTACGGTTGCGAAAATCAATGGTGGCAGCTACCCCACGTCGGCGCATGTTGTTGGCTCAAACGGGTCCGCGCAGCCCACGACTTCCACCCGCACCGACATTGACGCTATTACCTACGCAGCGGGTGGCGGCTCGGCCAACGCGCAGACGGTGACACTCTCTCCTGCGGTGACTTCCTACACCACAGGGCTGACCATCCGCTGGAAGCCCACGGCGGCGAACACGAACTCGACACCGACACTCTCGGTGAATGGCCTATCGGCTATTACCATCGTGAAGATTGGCGGCGCGGCGCTCTCAAACAGCGACCTCACGACGACAGCGATAGCCACAGCTATCTATGATGGAACGAACTTCGAGCTTCAGAATCCACAAACCGGGCAGCCCGCGACGGGCACGGCTGGCGGAGACTTGACAGGTTCTTACCCGAATCCTACCGTCGCGGCAAACGCTATCACGGGCGCGAAGATGGCCAACAACACCGTGACAGCCACGCAACTTGCCGCGCAGTATTCCAAGGGCTCCTGCACGGAAGCCTGGGGCGGCTCGGGAACCTCGCACGCGCTCACTTCCGGCGACGATGCGGTAGTGAACAACACCTGCTACAACGACTCTGGTGTAACACGGACCATCACGGCAGTGAAGTGCCGCAGCGACAACGGCTCCAACACCACGACGGTCAATCCGACATTCGGCTCGGCGGGCACGGGCACAACGATTCTCTCCGGGGCGCTGACCTGCGGGAATAGCTACGCCTACAGTTCCAGCGGAACGGTATCGAACGCAAGCTGGACGACGGGTACAGGCATTGACCCAGCGATGGGCGGGACGCTCACGGGTACGAGCATTGCCGTAATTATCGAGTACACATTCTGATGAAGCGACTGATTCCAATTCTCCTATGGGCTTCGGTGGTGATGGGACAGGACCAGACTATCACCGCTTCGTTCCCCATCGCGGCGGTTGCCGCCACCCCTTTCTTCGTCAGTGCAGTATCCAAGCAGCAAGTCAATTTGGGCACGAATCCATCAGGCCAGAATTCCTGCCCCAATGACACCATCTGCACGCCCTATGCTGAGGCGCTTCTATCCGGCAATATCGCCCTGGATTTCTATGCCTACTCGAATGCCACTTCGCTGTCGCTGACAGATGCAAACGACAAAAGCGACAGCTATACCTGCGCGAACGGTTCAAAGATTACCGATGGTTCCAACTTGTGGATTGGCTATTGCCTCGCAGCCACAACGACAGCCGGAGCGCACGTCAGCAAGGTGAACTTCACGACAGGGACGACGCTCTCTACCGTGCAGCCGACTTCCTGGGGCATGACCAACGGCGTGCTTGACGGGAGCATTGGTTCTTGCACGGGAAGCGGAACGACGACCATCAACTGTGGCAGCGTGACGACAACGGTGGCCAATGACCTCATCATCGCATTCGCCTGCACCGATGCGGCCCACACGTTCACAGCGGGAAGTGGCTATACACTGGCGGCAGTAAACGCGATTCAAGGCTGCGTCAGCGAGTACAAAATTGCCAGCGGCACAGGCAGCGTCACTCCTTCCATCACCGTGGATTCCTCGACCTCCTACACGGAGATCGTGTTGGCGCTGAAGGCTAACAACCAAGGCACGCAACCCTCTGCCACGCAATATCCGAACGGGTGGGTTTCACGTATCTGCTCTGAGAATAACACGACCGGGCTTGCCACGCGCAAGGTGCAGTGTCCGAACTCGGGTAATTTCCTGCTGGCTTCGGATGCTTTCGGCGCTGGACAAACCATCAGTTCCATCACCGATGCCACCAACTCGTTCTCGCAAATTAAGTGCGGAAATTCAGGCGGGACGGATGGATGGTACGTGGGCAACGCCAGCGCCGATACTTCGGGGATAATGACCTTCAACACGAACTCCACTGGAGATGGCACCTACACCGTCTATGACGTTTCGGGCGCTCCCTCGTCGCCAAACATTTCCTGTGCTTCCTACCCGAACGGAGCGCAGAGCGCCTCTAGCACACTGACCGTTTGGAATAACGGGACGAGCACTTACCAGTCGAACGACACAATCAGCATCATCCCCACGCCGACTGTCGGTTTGACGTTCGCTGTCGTCAGCCAGGCGCTCAACACATCCAAAGCCGCCGCGGCTCCTTCCTCATGTATTCACGATATGGCGACCTTCGGCGGGGAAGACTTGGATGGCCCGAGCGGAACGCCAGGCGATGAAAACAACGGCTGGATGCACTGCTCGATCTCAACCGGCGACAGCACACAGTACGCTTTCAGTGTGTCTTCAACCACGGAAACTGGCAACACGTTCTCGGGGAGCGTATTCGGCGTCTATGGTTCCGGCGCAACAGCCATCATTGACGCGGCGAATACCAAGGCTGCTTCTGGTTCGACTCTCGATTTGACCGTCCATGCGACAAAATCAGGCGCGACGGGAATGGTGGGAATTGCTCACTACAACTCGACGCAACGCACGGTTTCGAGTGTGGCGTTCTCGAACGGCAGCGGCGGAACAAGCTCATTCACTCAATGCACATCCTGCGCCGTGACAACCACCTCAAACGGGCGCTCGACCATCTGGTATAACACGAACGAGCCTTCAGGAGCCACTACCATCCACATCGTCTTCAGCGGGACAGCCACGCAACTCGATGCGGCCTATATCGAAGTCTCAAAGGGAACCGGCTCATTTGCTGAGGATGCTGGTGGCAGCGTGGCGGGGGGCACCGGAAAGTCGAGTTCCGCCTGCGCCTCCACCGGGACATTCGATTGCGGAGCGTCCGTAACGACCACCGGAACGATTGATGTTGTCGGGGCGGTATTCAACTCCACAAACACCATTACTGCCTGCCCGCAATCGGCCAATGAGTTCATCTGGGCAAGCCTCGTCTGGAACAGCGGGAATGACGGAGGATTCTGCGCTCTGTTGACCACTTCGGCATCGGCCCACAAGCCCATCGCAACCGACGCTGGTTCCGGGTCTACCTTCAACGAATCAACGGAGTCGCTCAAATGAAAAAGACATTCCTACTTTTCCTGCTCTGGGCGGCTCCGATTTTCGCGCAGCATACCTACTACATTTCCAAAACGAACGGGCTGGACACGCGGACGAGCACACAGGCGCAGTCCAAAGCCACCCCGTGGGCGCATCTGCCCGGCATGGCTGGGTGTACTTCAAATTGTGCATCCTATTCGCCCGTTGCCGGGGATCAGTTCATTCTCTACGGCGGCGATACGTGGGTTGCGGCGGATTTAGGAATAAACTGGACGTGGGCCGGAACAAGCGGCTCGCCTATTTACATCGGCGTGGACCAGACGTGGTACACGGGCGGCTCATGGGCACGTCCTAAGTTCGATTGCCAGAATACGCAGTGCTCCTCGAACCCGACTGGCAGTTTGGTCTGGCTCTCTAAAGACTGGGTGACTTTTGACAACGTGGAATTTGTCAATTTTCGGCAGACAACTGGCGGAATAAATCTCGTAGGCACTTATGGAACGAGCGATGAAGTAGAGCATTGCTACTTCCACGGGTGGTCCGCTACGGGTGGTCTTAGCAGCAACACTTTTGCCTTGAGCGACAACTGGACCGGGCCATCGGGAGGAGTTGGAACGAAATTCCATGACAACGTGATCGACGGCTCCGATGCCGGAGCGAATCAGGGAATTTTCGGCGGTGTTTATCACGGCTACTACGTTTACAACAACGTCATCCGGTATGTCTATAACGGGATGAATGGCAGCTTCAAATCCATCTACGGAAACCTCGTGGAACTCAATGTTGCCTCTGTTAGCGGCGACCACTGCAACATGATTAAAGTAGGTGGCTTGCTCGGGGGAGAACCGTCAACGCTCTGGGTCTACAACAACATCATTCGCAACGCCGGATGCAGTGGTGGGTCGAATCTCTATGCCATCTCCGATGATTCCTGCCCGAGTTGCGTCTCCTACGTTTTCAACAACGTGGTCTATGGAAACTCTCTCAGCTTCGATCCCGCCATCACCATTGGAGGCAACACCTATAGCGGAACATACTACTACTGGAATAATACGGTGCAGTCCATCGGGGACTGCTTTTTCAACGGCAACTCTGGCAATCCCACGCAAATTGCCCACTACCAGAACAATCACTGCATCCAGCCGTCCGGCTCGGCAATCTGCGGGGGAACTTCCGGGATTCAGTGCATCAATGACGGCGGAAACCTGAAGCAAACCGACGCCCAGGCGGACGCGAATACCACGCCGCACTTTGACCAATACACGTCGAGCCAAACCTACGCCTACTCACCCGTGGCCTCAACGAACTCCACGGTTGGCGGGGGAAACAATCTAACATCCTCATGCTCCACCGTTGGAATAGCCTTATGCAGCGACATGGCCTACGCCACCTACAACACCACGAATCATACCGTTGTGATGCGAACAGTGAATGCACGGCCTGGAAGCGGGGCGTGGGATGCGGGAGCGTATCAGTTCAGCGGAACCACGACTCCAGTAACTCCTACGTTCACCCCAGCGAGTGGAGCCTCTTCCGCACCAATTATCGTTACCGTTTCTACTACGAGCGGAACGGTTATTTGTCACGGTACTACGAACCCTCCGGTCACAAACGGTGCGGGAACTGGATGTACGACGGGGACGGCCATTACCACGAACTCCGGCACGAATTGTGTAGCTAGTTCGACCGTCTGTGGCGACTTCACAGTCACGACTTCGCAGACGCAGTATGCCGTTGCTGGCCTGAACGCACAATCGGATTCAAGCGTGGCGAGCGCGGTGTACACAATCAATCCACCGGCAGTTGCACCAGGCGCCACGATCTTTGCGGGCGTCGCCATCTTAAAGGGAGAGGTGATAGTTCCATGAAAAAATGGCTGGCACTAATAGCGGTAGCATGTCTCTCAGGGTTCATCGGGAGTTCCTTGTCGAGGGTCCACGCGCAGTCGGGGCAAGTTGTGTTCCTAGGAGCAGCGGCAGGAACGACACTCGCAGCCAACTGTCCTGCGGCTCCCGCCACGCCTAGTGTCTGCGTTGTCGGCTCGGCTGTGTACATCTGGCAAAGCTCCACGACGGGGTGGTTTGCCCCCCAGCCTCCCGCAGCGGGATCGAGCATCGCTTCCATTCAACTTTGTAACCTCGCTGGAGCGAATTGCGGCACCGCTCAGACTGGCCCGAACGTCGTCCTGAAAGTGCCCCAGTCGGTAGCCGTCACCGTAGGCAACCCGAGCGTCACAGCCACGCAGGGAGCAGTAAGCGCCACGCTTCAGTAACGGAATCTCGAATTTGGCGCACTTTATTTCAAACTGGTAGACTTCAGGTATGAAGCGTTTCCTACTTACTCTTGTTTTCCTCTTCTCACTGAGCGGCGGCCTCCACGCTCAGAACGCTTACTATTCCGACCACGCTTTCCGTTACAACACCGGCTTCCCAGCGTACCCCGCAGCGAGCGCAGTAATCAGCGTTTGTCAGTTCACGGCCATCGGTCTCCCTTGCACGCCCCTCGCTCCTATCTGCTCCGGCCCCAACGACACTCTCTGCCAGAGTCCGAATCCCTTCAACGCCGACAACAACGGGAACTTCGGCTTCTGGGCTTCTCCTGGAAATTACATCGTTACGATCACTGGAGCCAATGTAAGTGGCTACACACTCACAGTATCGATTCCCATCGGCGCGGGTTTCTCAGGAACATTCCCGGGGAACATAACATTCAGCGGGAACCTCACGTTCACCGGGACGAACACGCACTCAGGGGCGGAGACCTTCAACGGGGGTATCACGACTTCCTCTCTCACCGTTCCTTCTCTCTCTGGCTGTCTCCAGGCCGGCGCGGGAGGAGTTATCACCTCCATCGGTTCCAGTTGCGGGAGTTCCGGCGGCAGCGTCACCGTCACGGGCTCACCCTCACCGGGAAATCTTTCCATTTTCTCCAGTGGAACTTCCATCACCAACGGAGACCTCTCTGGCGACGTGTCCACCAGCGGAACCACCACCACAGTCGTCAATGCAGTCCACGGTGTTTCTTACCCTTCCGGCCCATCAACCAACACTGTTCCCATTGTCACAGCCTCGAACTCCGTCGCCTACGTTTCTATCCCTAACTGTTCTGCGCTGGCTTACAATACCTCCACCTCTTCCTTCTCCTGCGGCAACGGAGGATCCGTTCTTCAGAGCTTCACTAATCGGAATCTAGCCTCAGCCGTTAGCGTATCCGCGGGGACTCCCACGACCATCGACGGTATTTCCGTGACCATGCCGAGCAGTGGTGGACCGTTCCGTGTGCGTGTGAACTATTGGTACTACGAGACTGGAGGAGGGAACTTCGGCTGCTGGGCTACGGACGTAATCTCGGGAATCGAAACGCATTCCTTTGCAGGGTACGGTTCCTATCCCAACAACTCGAAAGGCGGCTGCAATTCCTCTGGGTTATCCCCTGTGACCTACACCGCCGGTCAAACTGTCACTTTCCGCACAAAGATGAGCAACGGTGGCAGTGCGACGGTACAGACCACGAATCCCTACGGCAACTTTCCAAGTGCCATGCAAGTCGAAGTATTTGCGAGTAACTGAGATGACCCCCGAACAGTCGCAAACATTGATCGACACAGTAGCCCGAATCGACACACGAATGGAAATGCTCATCGCCAATGGCGGGTCTAAGGGAATGGTTCCGGAGTTACAGAGAACCGTTTCAAAACACGCGGATCAAATTGCTTTCTGGCGCGGCGCGATAGCCATTCTCGCATTCCTGCTCATGTTCCTCGGAACCGCATTCGCTGGGCACATCTGGCTTGGAGGGGGGCACTAAATGCCTGTAATCCCTGGAACTTGGCAAATCACTTATGGAGACGTAACCTCCCGCGTTCGCTCTTGTCTCAACGACGACGGCGGACAAATCTGGACCGACGCCGTTCTCCAGAACCACATCCGCGATGCATACACGTGGGTCTACAACGAGTGCGTGAAAATTTGCGATGTGGATTTCGAGAAGGTCACGGCTCCTGGGGGAGACATCCAATACAATCCCACCGTCCCAGGTTCCGAACAGGACCTCGGCGCCGGCAACATGCTCCCCGCCGACCTATATCGTCCTTTGGATCTCCAGTACCGGGCGAATACGCAAGAAGAGTGGCAAGCAGTGAACCGTCGGGACCGTCTCCCCGAGCGCGCGACGCAGATTCCTGAGAGAATATACGAGTGGGAGTGGCGGAATCGGTCGATCTGGGTCATCTCTGCCAACCAGCCGGGACTATTGAGAATTCGTTACCTCGCTCTTCTCCCTCAGCTTTCCATCGCCCCGGACCCTGTGCTCATCACCAACGTCCTTGAGGCAATGGCCCACCGCGCGGCGTACTACGCGTACAAACGCCGCGGGCAGATTCCGTTGTCACAATCGGAGAAGGCCGATGCTTCGGAGTTCATGAACCAAATTCTCGATTACCTCGTTCTCAACGATCAGAATGTTGTGAGACGAGGAACGAGATTCGGGGACGCCATGTCGGACGGCGACATAACGAACCGCACAACATTTTTCGGTTAGTCAAGGAGAACAAGAATGGCTATCAGCTACAGAATCACTTCGATCGTTGAGGAGGACCGTTATGTCTCGGTCTTCGGTCAACTCGTTTTTACGGGTAACTACCCTACTGGCGGTGACTCACTCTCAAACGCCGCCGGTGCCGTAGCACCTGAAGTCCTTCCCCCTTCCGGCCCGTCGAACACCGCTTCCATGCCCGTGTTCCTAAACGGACAGACGGTGGTACACGTCTCCCGGCAGCCCTTCGTGTGGAACGTGGCCATTGAGTCCGGTTACAGCCCCGTCCTCATCCCCGGCTCCGGTTCCTTCAACTTCAAGATCAAGTTGTGGGATCCCGCGACGAAGGCGGAATTGGCGGCCGGCGCGTACCCCGCGAGCGTGACGGGGGGCGTCTACAATACGCTCGAAGTTCGGTTCAAGAAGAACATTTAGAATCAACAACTTACGGGTCTTCTCTTCTGTGTTATAATAAAACAGAAGGAGAAGAGGCAATGCCAAAACTGGCCGTAACTGTTGTTCCTAAAAATCAGAGGAGTCCCGCGCTTGAACACTATTATTCGGATCTCGAAAAACATCGTGCGGAAAATCGAGCAGCAACGCAACGATGGCGTGAGAGAAATCCCGGTAAGAGTGCAGAACAACAAAGAATTTTTCGTGAAAAGAACCCCACTAAGCAGTTTGAGTATGGAATCAAATGTCGTTACGGGGTTTCTCTGGAAGAATACGAAGAGATTTTTGATCGGCAGCTTGGTGTTTGTGCTCTTTGCGAACAACCCTTCAAACGCTGGCCTTGTATTGACCACGACCACACTTGCAAGGAACATTCTTCAAAAAAGGGTTGTAAAAAGTGCATTCGTGGACTTCTATGTATTATTTGCAACGGGATGATTGCTCGTATTGAAAAGAATCCATCGATGCTCGAACGAGTCAAGGCTTACTTAGCCGCGAAAGGAAGTGACTAGTTCCCTCATGTCTGGTTTCGCCGGTAGTCAGCCTATTATTCTTCCTAAACTTGGCGGTTTGTATACCTTCTTGAGGCCGGTTTGACGTTCCCAGCGGGTATTCACCAGCCCTCCAAAACGTCCGCTTCCTCCCCCGTGCCGTCCTCACCCGTCCCGGTTTGACCTCGCGCGTCACTGGTGCCGTCTCCTTCACCGGTGGCGCGCAGTTCATTAACAACTCGTCCCTGAAACAGACGATTCTCCTTGATTCCAACGGGAACATCTATCGTGTAGACGCGCAGGGGAATCCTCAGGTTCTCCAATTTCCAGTGAACGTCGCGAACGCTGGGTCGAAGTTGAAGGTTCAGCAATCCTTCGGCCGGGAGTTCATGGCGTTCTTCAACGGGCCGCCGAACGTCACGGAGCCGTTGGCGCCGGGAGGGCCAATCCGGCACTGGGACGGGAATAAAGACAACCCCCCAGGAGTTCCCGCGGCGGCTGCAGTGATCGATTCCGGCGCGGCGGGGAGCATCTCCGCTGGAACACACACCCTCGTAGTGTTCTTCGAGATGGTCTACGGGACATTGAGCCAAGTGGGTGCTCCGGTAACTTGGAATGCTGCAGGGAACAAGCAAGCTGCAGTTTCAACCATTCCGCTCGGTCCTACTGGTTGTGTCGCTCGTAGGTTGGCCCTCACGACCGTCGCGGATCCAAATACGTACTACTCCCTCCCTTCGTTCCGCATCAACGACAACGTGACCACTTCAGCGACCATTGACGGGAGCGATACGACTCTTCAGACTCAAGGTTATCCGTTGGCTTTTGGCAACAGTGTTCTCAGCAGTGCTCCCTCTATTCCCACTCTCGCTCCATTGTCCCCGGATGGCCCCGGTGCGCCTTCCGTAGTGGTCGATGACACCACGAGTTATCCTTCGGTAAACATAGTAAACTCCCCGAACGGAGCTTCCGAAATCGGTGCTACAGCAACCTACACCACTACGACCTCTCACGGATTCCAAGTTGGGCAGACTGTGGTGGTCTCTGGAGTAGGTGTGAGCGGATACAACGTCACGGAAGTTATCGCTTCCATTCCCTCCCCCACGACATTCACTCTAACTCTCGGAGTCAGCGGTCTAGCGGCTTCCGGCGGTGGTACAGTCACGCTTACTGGTTCCATCGCCATTGGCGTTCGCATGATGCAAATTGTGTGGGAGACACGGTGGGGTTATCTCACGGCACCTGGACCCACGGTGCAGTGGACCGCAGCGGGTGGCTACGGTGCACTGGTCTCGAACATTCCCATCGGTCCTTGGTACGTCATCGCACGACGGATACTCTTTACTCTCTCCGGTGGAGCGGATTTCTTTTACATCACGCAGAACCGCATCGGCGACAACACTTCCACCACTGCAAGAGTGGATTTCAACGATACCATCCTCGCTGGCGGCTCGAACTTCGATTACCTCGCCCGCAACTACGGTCCAATGGATTCCTATGGAGTGGGAGTCTATGGCGGGAGACTCGTGACGTGGGGAGGGTTGAATACTCTCAAGGGCAATAATCTTGGCTTCGACGGAGGATGGAATTTCACAGACGGCACGCCGGGAGGATGGATGGCCGGAGCGACCGTCACTGGGGGCATCCGGGAGTCTGCGAATGTCTTCTGCGGAGAAGCATGGAGAATCACCGGGAATGGTGGGGTTCTGTGCGGGCAAATTTACAACGCTTCCATTCAAGCTCTTCTGCAACCAAACACTTCCTACACCGTCTCCTTCCGCGGCTGCACAGACGCCGGGGGAGCGACAGGCGCTCTCTCCGTTGATCTCTGGTCCCCTACTGTCGGGCTTCTCTCTCCGACGGTTGCGATCGATGCTTCCCTACTCGCCGCTGCTTATCAGGAGTTCCAAGGAATCCTCCTCAATGGCCTTGCAGCCATCCCCTCTGATACTGTCCTCCGTGTCTACGCTGCGGATCCCGGGGCCGTATTTGGGAACTTCTACATCGATCATGTCCGCGTTTGGCCGACGCAACAGAAATACGAGTCTTCGGTGGTCCGTTTCAGCAATCCCTACGACCCCGAGACGTTTGATGGTATCAACGGTTACGTCCAAATCTCCAAAGACGACGGCCAGCAAGTCGTCGCCTGTGCTCAGCTTCGTTCTTTTTTCTATATGGTGAAAGAACGCTCCTGGCACACGACTTACGATGACGGCACGAATCCTCCCTCCCTCTGGTTCACGCGCGCGGTGGACCGCACGATCGGAGCGGGGAGTCCGAATGGGCTAATTAGCTCCGACACCTATCTCGTTTCCTACTGGCGTTCCGGAGCGTACATGTACGCCGGCGGGAAGCCAGTGAAGGTCTCCCAGGAAATCCAACCTACGTGGTTGAGTTTTACATGGGAGAACGCTTGGCAGACACACGTACTTCTGGACACACAGGGGAAGCAAATTTTCTTCTTCGGGCCGATGGATGGGAATACACAACCGCAGAACTCTCTCGTGCTGGACTACAGCGAAGGCATGGGGCAGGAGGATGACCCTGCGGGCAGGAAGTGGGGGCTTGATGCGTGGCCTGTGCCCATCAACGCGAGTTTTCTCTTTGAGACCTCCAGTAATACGCAAGCAATTTATCTCGTAGGTCCGAAGCTCTACGAGCACACAGGCACCGACGACGACGGAACACCCATCGACTCCTTCTACGAGACAGCCTACGTCAAGGCCGGCGACCACGGTCAAGATGTCTTTGTCGGCTGCACGTACTTCGCAGAAGGCAGCGGACCGATTCTTGTGACCATGTACGGAATCGATGGAGTTGTGGTGGATGTGTTGCCGAAGGAAATCATCCTCACCGCGAACCCCGGACAGCAGTACGAAATGTACGGCAACCTCGAATCCGAACGCGCCAAGCTGCGCTTCGAGATGGTCGAGGACAACGCCAACTTCACTCTGAAGGGCGTCTGCATCTTCGCCCAACCGAACTTCATGGAGCAGAGACCGCAATAATGCCCACCATCTCCTCAGACCGGCTCGAAGGTCTCGCGGACACCAATCCCGAGATGTACGAAGTGATGCGGGATATTGTTGACCAGTTGAATCAGGTTCTTCCTTCTCTCATCTCCGGAAACGGACATCCGCAGATAGTTTCGGGAGCACAGAGTCCCTCTTCAACGAGCGTCTCCGCGGCTCCAGGGACAGTCTATATTCAACGAGACGCGGAAGCGGGTCCACTTGCGATTCACGTCAAGGACGCGAACTACGATTCGAGCGGATGGGCGGAGTTGGGAGCGTTCGGTTCCATCCCTCCATCCTCCGGCACGGGTTTCCAAGCCGTAGCCACCACAAGTGGCGTGACGTTCTACTACGACGGCACCAACGGCTCGCAGATTATTACCGTGCAGCGCGCGAACGGACAGTCTTCGCAGGTGGCAGCAGGGAAGACGGTGGTGAAGGGTCTCAACGCGAACACCACTTACTACTTCTACCCCTACTACGACGAACGCACACAGTCCCTTCAATGGGTGGCGGGGACTGCAGGGAACCCTGCGATTGCGTTTACGGCTCAGAGCCCCGCGGCCGCTGCTCAACAACGCCTCACTCATCGCATCCCCCTCGCTCCCGGTACGCCGATTACCGTGACCACGCCCTCAGGAGGTTCGTCCCCAACCAGCGTCGGCGGGGGCTTCGGGGGAAAGGGGCGCTTCGCATGAGTACTGTTTACTACATTCTAAGCTACGGTGACTTTAAGAAACACGCCCACATGCTCCACGGGACCGATAACATCGCTCACAGCCTGGACGACCCTCTCACCGAAGACTCCGAAGTGATTCTCAAGCTCTCCGCCCCTGACCACATTCACCACCACTTCGAGAAGAACGATATTTGGAGTCTCCATCCTTCGCACGAAAAAGTCACCGCTCTAGCTACGCACCATCCGGTGATGAAACACAGGGGAACGATGTGAACTACCGATTGTACCGTCCAGAGGACGAAACGCGTGTTCGGGAAATTTTCTCGAAGCAGGGTCTTGCAGCTAGGCTTCCTTTACCTGGCTACGATCCTGCTGTGGCTACGGCGATTGTGGGGGAGGAGAATGGGGAGGTCAAACTCGCCCTCATCCAGCGTCTCACCGTCGAAACGCACCTCGTCATCTCCCCCGACGAGCCGAACGCTCCCCAGAAGGTCTCCGATGGCCAAAAAGTCGCCTCCGGCGCCACATTGGCTGTTGCGGAACAAATGAGTAAAATGGGGTTTGGAGCGCCAGATGACGTAATCGCTTTCGTTCCGATTGAGAACTCCAAGATGCACAAGCTCATGCTGGACATGGGATTCGTGGACGAAGTTCCGGAGTTTCAACCGATGTATCGACGTTTGGGAAAAGTCAGGAAGTGACACATGGGCCGCGGAACAGCCGATAAACTCGCGCAGCAGGACGAAGCCAGAAAGAATCAGTACACCAACATGGTGACTGACACGATAGCGAAGATTCCTGACGATTATTCCCCGCAGCAGAAAGCGGACATCACTACCAACACTCTCGGGACCATCGATACGCAGTTTAAGAACAACGCGGATGAGATGGCGAGGAGAGCAAGCGCGACGGGTTCCTCGGCGGGACTGCCCGAGGATCTCCTGGAAAATACCCGGCAGAACGCGCAGACGAAAGCACAAGCTGCCTCCGGTCTCCAGCAGCAATTCGCAAACGTCCCCGTGCAACGCGCGCTCCAACAGGCTTCGGTCTTCGCGCCGGCTCTCGGTGGGATGCAGCAGGAGCAACAAGCCTCCAACACTTCCTGGTTCGATCAACTTCTCGGTAGTGCAGCAGCCGCAGCGGGCACCGCGGCAAGTGGGTAACTATGAATCCGATACTTTCAAAACTCCTTGGTGTAGGCGAAATGGGACTCGGGGCTGTCACAGGCAACGGTCGCGTAGGGCGCGCGGGATTCAATCGCGTGACACAGCCTCAGGGCGGTTTCAACTACTGGGCTTCCACCCACGCCTCTCCCACCGTCCCCGGAGCACGGATGTCGAACCTCTCGACACCTCCGCTCGTCACTCCTTCCCCCACAGCCGCTTCGCAGCTTCCTTACAGCAGTGGTGGGGGTTCACCGATGCCCATCACCCCAGCCTTTCGCATGCCCTCTGCCTACGGAGACCCTGAGTCGATGCAATGAAGAAACCTTCCAACTATGAAGCTCCTTCACTCACCAACCCCTCCCCCATCGACTCCGCTGATCGTATCGGAGGGGACATGAGCAGACCGACACTGTTCCAACCGGGGGAGAAGAGTCAGATCGACGTGAGCGGGATGAAAACGAACCGGCCGGGATTTAAGTTCCCGAGCCGGATGTGGACCGAATAGGAGTAAACGATGGGCATGTCACCAATGGGGCCGTTTACACAAATGCTCGGCGGTCCCGAACAGACGCAGCAGCAACAACAGGGAGCCCTCGGCAACCGCGCTACTCCTCCGCGCCGGGCGATTGATAAGCTCATGATGCAACAGCAGCAGCAGAAGCAAGCGATGGCGTTTCCGATGGGGATTCCGCAGAACGAACAGCCTCCACAGATGCAACAGATGAATAGCTCCCCGAACGCGACATCGTTTCTCAGTGCAGTATTAGGAAAGTAAACATGGCCTTCGACCTCAACGGCAGCGGTGGCGACCAGGATGTAATGTACGACTCGCAGGACTTGAGCCGTCCGCGTCCCTCACAGTACGCTCCCAGCGTGCTCACGAATCTCCTCTCCCCCTGGCGACAGGACCAGAAAGCATGGAGCTTCGCGCCTCAGGATCAGGATGCCGGGACCGCTCCGGATCTCGGCCGCACGCCTCCTCCCGCCGCAGCGCCCATCACCACCGATCACATGGGTCCGCGCAGTCCGCTGGACGAGATGCTCGGGAGGTACAACGCGGCGGAGGATGCTTACAAGAGCCTTCTTGAGAAGGGTCCCGATCAGTTCAAGCCTTCCATCTGGCGGAGACTCGCGGGGACGGCGCTTGGCACAGCAGCGGGAATGGGTGGGCAGAGGATGGGCTACGGACGCTACTCCGGCTTCTCCGCGAACCCGCAGGAAGCCGCGAACGTCACTCGGCAGTTCGTGTTCGGACCACAAGGACGGCTCAACGACGCGTACCAGCGTCAATTAGCCAGCGCGCGCCTCACCTCTGAAGACGCGATGAAGAACTATCAGCTTACGCGGCAGGAGGACATTGACGACCGCAACGCGCGAAACATTGCGAGCGAGATGGAAGCGAGGAATCGTCCACAGGTTGTGGAGGGTTATCGTGTGCCACAGGAGGGCGGCGCGGCGACTCCCATTCCTATCGACTACGGTGGGCAGCTTCCAGAAGGAATCGGTCAGCCTCCTCCGGGAACGCTTCCCGAAGTGATTCAAGCGAAGGAAAAAGCTCCACTGGAAGCTGCGGACGCTCGTCAGCAGGCTACACAACAGGCTGCAGATGAACGCCAAAATAAACTGTTCAAGGAACAAGAGAAGCTCCAATCCGACCGCGAAGCCGCTGCTGACCGCCGTCAACAAGCGGGTCTTGAACAAAAAGGCAAACAAGGTCTTCAGAAAGTCGTTGATGACGCGCGGAACATCGACGCGTTGGAACAGGAACAACGGACGATTCTTGACCAAGTTTCTCAGCCGGAAGAAAAAGGCGGAGGGAAACGCGGGACGTTCGGTGGCGGCCCGTACCTCAACGGTCCCCAATCGATGCAGTTCCTCGCGAATCACATGGCTCTCACCGTTGGACGCATCAAGGGCGCGCGTACTGGTAAGGACCTCATCGAAGCACACATCAAAGCCCGTGACCTCGACCAGACTACGGAAGCTTTGGCTTCTCGCGTTCTTTCCGGCGGTGTGCTTACTTACCAACAGGCCCAACAGATGCTCGGGACTACGGGCGTGAAGCGCGCGTCCGCGTGGCAGAAGGTTCGGGAGACAGGACAGGACCTTAACGTAGATACCGACGATTACGTACCCACGGAGTACGGCGGGAAACGCCCATCGGCGACACAACAACAAACTTCCACTCCGCAAACTCCGGCTCCTCCGAGTCCCCCTGCGAACGGAATGAAGTGGCAGTACAATCCGAATATGCCTAAAGGACAGCAGTTCAGACAGGTTCCAGCCACCAATGCCCAACGGCAATAAACAGAACGATGGATGGGTGGACGTTCCTTCCTCCCCTTCGCAAGCTGCTCCTCCAGCGAGCAACGATGGATGGGTAGATGTGTCTCCAAGTGCAAGTCAAGACCTCACCCGCCGTCCGACGTGGTGGGATTCCGTTAAGAACGCCTGGAACCAGTGGAACGTCTCGAAGACTCCTCAAGGTGCCCCCGAACGCGACCCGCGCACGGGACTTCCCGTCTCCGAAGGCCCTTCTCCTCAGGATCTCCGTCAGCAAGCCACCGCAACCGAACAGCAACGCCTCGCGGACGTAGCAGCGGGGAAACCCGGAGACTCTGGTCCCAGCCCCTTCTGGAACCGCGTCATCGCCGACACTCGCGACATCGCTGGGAGCATGTTCACTCCCAAGGGCGCCGCTCTCGGCCTCGCAATGACGAACCCGTGGACGGGTGTACCGGCGTCGATGTACATGGTTGGGGAGGGTGGGAAGCAGGTTGCTGCGAATCTTCCCGAGACGGTTCAAGGGAACCCTGATGCTCTGCAGAAGACACTCTTCGGTGGCGCTGAGGTAGCCGGCGGTGCTGCCGGAACCCTCGGTCAAGGCAGCGCGGCCCGCGCGGCAATTCGCGAAGCTGCGATGGAGAACCCCGATACCGCAGCCCTCAAGGCCGTCGGCGTAGATCCGAATTCCCCCAAAGCCGCGCGCACCCTCGCGGACATTAAAGTCACGCGTCCGTATGCTGGCGCTCCGAAGACCCAAGCGGAACTCCAAGCCGCGACAAAAGCTGGCGGTCCCGCGCGCACGGAAATCTGGAACAAGTACAACAACGCCCTTCAGCAAGTGGGGAACCGTGTGGTGCAAGGTCCCGACGGACCCGCGACGGTCTCCGAACTCGAAGCCGAACGTCTCAAACTCTCCGCCCAGAATGCTCGTATTAAAGCGAAGGACCCTTCGGCTTATCAAGAAGTCGTCCAGGCCGGCCGCACACCGGCGGAGAACATCGCGCGGGAGCAGGCGGTGCAGAATGCCATCGACCCCGAACTCGCCTCCACTGGTCTCGATCCGAAGCTCACCCGGGCAACGATGGGGGGAGTTAAGGGCGTATCCCGACGCATCGAGGGCCGCATGGGTGGACTTGAAACCGCTCCCTCCGGCATTGGTCGGCTCATTGACCGTGGCCGCATCAACCTCAGTTCCTCCGGCCCCAGCGTTTACCTCCCGGAGAACCTCCGTACAGCCATCGCGGGAGGTGTGCGCGACATCGCGGCCGGGAGAGGATGGTTCCGACAGGTTCCCGCGGACGTGGCGGTAAGGGAGGGCTTCCGGAACCCTGGGGCGAAGCCGAATCTTACTCCCTTTCCCCCCGCGCCCCTAACTCCCGCGCCACCTCAATACGCCGCCCCTGCAGGCCCCCAGCTCGCTCCTCCCCCTGCTCCAGCGACTCCTGTGGGCGTTTTACCCCCTGCAGGCTTCCCGGCTCAGACGGGTGGCCTCTGGACCCCCCGCGCCACTCCTCCAGCCCCAACGTGGAGCGTGCCGGGCACCAGTGTACCGTCTGAGGCCCCAGGGCTCGAACCCACAGCCGTAGACCTTCCGGATGTTATGACTACCCAAGGGCGCCCGGATCTTCCCCCGGGGCTCCGTGGGCTCACTGACGCTCAAATTAATCGCCTTCCAGCGTCGTTCCGCGCGCAAACAGCCGCCGCTCCTCCGAAGCCCGGTACTTACTCCCTAGGAGGTCGCGCCGAGGTTATGCCACCCCAAGCCTCTCCTCCAACCGACCTCACCACGATTCCCAAGGAAGAACCCTCCATCACCGTTCTCCCCCAATCCGTCCGTCCGGACTCCACCGACCAATCCATTCACCCGTGGCAGTCCGACGCTCGCGTGGAGAAGAAGGTCGGAGAACTGCAACAAGGCGCTGACGCTACGATCGTGGCCCGTCCGAACCCTGACGGCACAGTCTCCCCCGTCAAAGGCCACCAGACCCCCGTCGCAGCCTCCCGTACCGGCCAGCCCGTGAACGTCGTGGACTCCGGTCCCATCACCGACAGCGAGAAGGCTGCCATGACGGGTGAATCGCACTTCTTTCCCCAAGAAGACCGCGCCGTCCCCGCCTCCCTCGCAAAGGACGCCGCTTCCGAGCGCGAGAGTCTTCCCGAGGAAGTAAAATCCGCGCCGGCGCTCCCTGCGAAGGAGGGTCCCGCGTCCAACACCCTTCAGAGCGGGACGGGTGTCGATCGCCGCCAATCCCTCCCTGGTGGCACAGGCCCCGGAGGCGTTGAACGTCGTAAGTACCTCGAAGAGACAAACCGATTCGTCCAACAGAACCTCCGTCCCGCTCCTAAGACCACAGGAGAAGCCGAGGCCGAGGCTGCACGTCAAGCTGAAGAACTCATCCCGGAGCATTTCAAGCGCAAGAAATAAAGTGTAAACTAACTTGGAAGGTGATACATGCCTACGTTCGGCGCACAAAATTACATATCTTCCCTCCGCCCCGGGGATCCTCCGGTGTACCTCTTCGGCGTGCCAAACACGGCTGCGGCGCTCTCCGCCAGCCCCAACGGCGCTTCCCGTGTCGGAAACATCGTGACCTTCACCACCGGCGCGGCGCACAACTTCGTTCCCGGACAACCGCTCGTTGCCAAAGGTGTAGGTTCAGTGGGTAAGACGAGATTCGACGGAAACTACCTCATCCTCACTGTCCCCACCACCACAACCCTCACGGCTCAACCGATCGATCCCGGGATCCAGGGGAACATGAACCAAGTGAACGACACCGGGGGCGGGGGAAACATCATCTCCATCGCCGCGGAGCTTCTCCAAGCCGTCGTTCCCATCACCTCGATCGCTACGGCCCTTGCGGATGTGGACGCTCACGCGAACACGAACCTTTCCATCGAACTCTTCTTCACCGGCGCGCCTGGCGCGTTCGAGGTGGACCTCCAGGAAGCCGATTCCTACGCCGACTCAGCGTTCACCTTCGTCTCCGGCTCCTCGAACAAAATCACCGCCGTCATCGCTGCGACGAACGTCGGCCGCATCGACCTCACGGGAATCATCGCTAAGTTCATTCGTCTCAACATCGCCTCCCTCACCAACAACGTCGGCATTGTCGCGCGTGTGTCGAGGTAATATGATGTTGGCATGCAAGCGTGGCGATACGTCTGCAAGGAATGTTTCGGGAAGATTCGAGCATCCGGTCCCCGGTGTATGTCGAGATGCAAGGACCTCCCCGGGAACACTCCTGCGTACGTCGTGTGCTTAAACTGTTTCGATTGGGTCCGAGCGAAGGAAAATGACGGAACTTCAACTTCAGATTCTCTTCTCACAGGAAGCAGCGTTGCTTGTCCAACATGCTCAGGACTTGGGCTACGGAGTGACGTTGGGAGAAGCGTGGCGGTCTCCGGAACAGGCTCAGTGGAACGCAAAACACGGTCTGGGAGTCGCGCACTCGCTGCACACGGAAAAACTGGCCATCGATCTTAATCTCTTCCGCCGGGATGAGAGTTCAATTAACTGGATTTTCATCACAGACGATATGGGGCATAAGGAACTCGGAGCGTGGTGGAAGGGTCGTGGAACTAATCACTGTTGGGGTGGGGACTTCACCACACGCGATTGGAATCACTATTCCATCTCCCCCGATGGCATTCACAAGTAAGGAGACAACATGCAGATCAAACTCTCACACGCGAATCTGCTTCACGCACTACTCATCCTCGGGCAAGTGCTCAACCTTGCCTCGGGCACGGTGCCGCAGAAGTACCAAGTATTCGTCTCGGCCGGCCTTGCAGCCGTTCAACTCCTTGTGGGGAAGTTGCAGCAAAATACGCCGGTGCCTCCCGCTTCCCCTCAAGCCAAGTCGTAGAACTTCTGCAGGAAAAGTTTCTCAATCGTTTCAGGCCGGTAGCACGCCAAGTGAATGTCTTTGCTTGCGCGATTCACGTCTTTGTATCCCGGCGCTTCGTTGATATAACCGGCGGCTCTTTGTTTCTCAGTATCCCAATCCTTGATCTCTTCGTTATCCCAAGAAACCCCCGACATCAACTGTTCTTTCTCCGTCCACAAGAGAATGTTATCAGCTAACTTGACGTTGGATGGCACTGGCCACACAAGACCAAACTTTTCCGCTACCGCGCGCATGATTCCCTCTTCGATCTCAAAGTAAGGAGGACCAATGGGAGTCATGTATTTGACAGGACGAGAAAGATCCGTGATGTACGCTTCACTTGCATCGTGAAGAAGACCCCAAAGTTTCTCAGAATCGTTCGCACGCATCAGCAGACTAACTTGATAGCAATGCTCCGCCACGGAATAAAACTTTTTCACGTGCCCAGTAAAGCGCACCTGCATCGAAAGTGCGTGTGCGATGTCCTCAATTTCGATCTCTTCTGGTCGAGGATCAAGAAGATGAAAACGGTGCCCTCGGAAGGTTTCAATCCAAGCTGAGGTATCATTCATAGCGTTGGCTCCGTTTTATCGTGGAGCCACTCAAGGTAGGCCCACGCCGCGATCTTCAGGAGATCTTCCTTGTTGCGTTTCTTGGAGTACCGTACGGCCTTGTAGACGATCTCTCCTAGCGAGTGTCCTGGGAAGAACTTGTTGCAGAAATCGAAGAGATCATTCTTCCCTTCTGCGCCGGTGTCGTTGTATCCTTTTTTTGCAGCGTTGCGATTTACTAAGTCCGCCACTCCTGAGATGAATCTCTCGAACGGAGGTACTATCTTTGTTTCCACCGATGGTGCCTCCGGATCCGGATAGGGTGCCGCGCTCGTCTCACATCCCATGTTTACCCCCTTCTCCATCGCCTCCACTCTCCTCAACCTCTGCTCGAACTCCAGAGGACTCTCGAACGGGTACCTCCCGATCTGCTCCCCATCTGGTCCCAACCTTGGTCGGCTCATACATTCCCCTCCCCACCTTCAAAACTTCCCTAACCTCCACTCCCGCCCACTCACACACCTTCTTCAAATCCCACGACTCCTTCGACAACCACTCCCTTGCTTCCTTAGGGAAGAACTCCAAATCCTCCCACCCACACATCATGTTCTCGCTCGCGGCGTCCTGCTTCGCGCGGAGTATTACCGAAAGCCACAAGCACCGCCACGGCGCGTCCGATTCCAGAAGTTCGTGGGACATGGGGCCTCATGGGAAGAAATAGTAGTTCTTGTTACCAAGACGAACACGCTTGAGCTTCCCGGCTCTCACAAGATCAAGTAACCAATGCTGGGTAACAGAAATGCTCATCTTGGATTTCTTCGCATACTGCTCTGCAGTGAAAGATCCCTCTGGTGGTTTAGGCAAGCGGTCTATTTTATGCTCCGCCACTAACCCATCCACCTTCTTCACCCACTCCTCCTCAAACTCCTGAACCTTCTCCTCCACGTCCCTCTTCATCTCCTCCTCCTATAACCTCTTCCCTTTGGCATGCAACGTCGCGTCCATTCTCCCGTCCTCCTGCAACGTCACCGGTACAAGACCGATGACTCCGGGCGACAGTCGCTTGGCTGCACCATACCCCCCGAAGTATTGCAAGTAACTTGGAGAGATAATCGCAAAACTCTGCCTCGTCACCATCTCCCCTGTTTCCTGATCGAAATCCGAGCGGTAGATGAGGTCTACCATCGGCTGATGTAGGTGTCCCGTCCAGAACAAATCCGCTCCGCCAACCCACGGGAGGTCCTTCCTCGCAGCGTTCCTCTGCCCGCCGGGTGTCTGCGCTGCCCCCGTCCCGTGGTGAGCACAGATACGAAACCTGTTCCCGCGCCATCTGATCGTACAGAAGCAGTAATCAGGAAAGTACGGCACCTGTAGATTCTCCGCGAACTGCTTGGCAAGATCGAAACCCGTCTGCCGCATGGTGCGGGCTTCGTGGTTCCCGGGGATGGAGAAGAGGAGCTTGTGTTGAAACGGCGCGACGATCTCAACCGCTCCGTCCTGTTGTTCCTGAGGGATGGTCTTCTGAGAGAAGATACCAGGAGAGCCAATGATCGAATTCTCAATGAGATCCCCGCCGTTCCACACGAGCGTATACGGTTCCTTCTCCAACCAATCGATGTGCCGGAGGAAAGTGGTGGAAGCGTGAAGGTGATGACCAAAGTGAACGTCGTAGAGAGGAGCAAGCTTCACATGCGGCCACTCGTCGGGGATGGTAACGAAGAGTTCGGGGAATTCGGAATCCGGCTTTTCAACCAGCACTTCACGTTTCTTAAACTGACTCTGAAGCACTGCTAGACGACTGACGTATTCTGGCATTTTCTTCTCCTACTTATCCGCCACAAACATCACTTCCGTCACACCGAGTTCCGCCTCCCCGCAGCGAAGAATCGTCGCCTCCAGCGGAGGTTCGGTCTTGAGCGTCCTCCCGTACACGGTACACATCTGAACTCTGGTATCCGCGGGGGGATTACCAGCAAGAACGCCGAGCTTGAAGGAGGTGGGAAGCAAGGGAGTCATCACGAGGTCCTGGCCCTTACGGACGATACGCACGGCGATGGTACCGACCTTGCGATCGGGCTCCGTGGCTTCGGGAGCCTGGGTGAGCAGGAAGAACGTGAGTAGGAGTCCCTTGAACACTGTGCCACCTCAAAAATCCGGTCGAAGGCTGAAGGGCAACCTTCGTCAGTTCACGAGTTCTACCGTGGGCCATTATCAGATTCAAGTTCCTTATCCACGGCTTGTCGGCGTCTGAAAGTTTCCCGCTCGCTGACTTCCAACCATCGCTGGCTGGCGTTCCTATGGCGCGTTTTTTGCTGAGTTGGGCTTTTCGGTTCGGCTTTCCCCAGTAGGGCTGACTGCCACAACCCTTGCGTCCCCTTTTCTCGACCGAAAACTTTCCTTACGACCCCGGCGCCGCCGGAGGCTCCGCCGCCACGTTCGCAGCGTTCACGGCCTGCAGGGCGGTATCGAGCGCCGAGAGGTTCGTCACCGTCGTCGCCAGTTCCGCGACGTTCACGTTCACCGTTCCCGACGCCGGTGCGCCCGCGAGAAGCTGCTGGAGGTACGTCAACACGGCTGCGTTCGACTTCTGCAGACTCGTGAGATCGGTTTGAATCTGTGCCACTTCCGTATTCAGTGCTGCCAGAGGATCCGTTGTACTCATGCGAATTATCCTTTCGATTGTGAGAAATAGAAGCATCCAGAAAACTGATCGTAACTCAAAAATCTCCCAGTGAGTCATTTCGCTTTCCACTCCGTCTGGAACCTTGCAAGACGGTTGACATCTGCGAGCATCTCCTGAGGAGCGGTGATGGTGAGGAAGCCCTTGGCCTCCAACTTCGAGAGCGTGAGGTACGCCGCCACCGCGTCGTTCTTAAATGCTTCCCCCTCGCTCTGCCACCACTTCATCGCCGCACCCTGATACCAGAGATGCGTGATAAGAAGAGTCGCCAAAGCGGAAGCCAGAGCGTTCCCAATTTCCCGCTCCAGCTTCCCGGTGGCGACTTGCTGAATGATACTGCCAATGGCCGCTATGAAATCGGCCGGGTTCACTGCTTCGTCCAGAGTCCTAGCTTGATTCCTACACTAATTGTCCAGCCGTTGGAAGCGGGGTTCGGGTAGCCTAGGTTACTGGCGTACACAAACCCTCCGTCCACGAGATTAATGGAGAACTTCCCGGTGTGGGTGGGATCGTAGTTGATGCCGGCGTGGGTGAAGAAGCTCGGTTTCGTGAGGCTCGCGCCTGTCGCAGGAACATTCCGCGCGACACCGCCCTCGAGGGCTCCGTAGAACTGGAAGGAGTTCTGAGGAAGAGTCGTCTTGGCGAAGAGCTTCGTCGGTGCCCAGGAGACCTCGGCGCCACCGTAGTAACCCTGGAAGTTATTCCCCGGAACGAGAAGCGCGTCCGTCACCGCGAGGAAGTTCGTGTTTCCGCGCGTGAGGACGGTGTAGGCTCCGTTAATGTCCGTGCCGGCGTTGTTCTCCCCGCCGATGTGCAGATTCATCGCCGAGGTCTTCACGGCGAAGATGGTGGTGATGTCGATGGGAGCAGGCGGGGTGGCGGTCTGACCGAAGCAGGTGACAGCGAGAAGCAAGGTAAGTGCAGCGAATGTTACGTACTTTCTCATCTTTTCCTCCTGAGTTTGACTACTGGAAAATTGTCTCATTGCTACTTGGGGCTGTCAACAAGTAGTTTCTTCAAGTTCTCAATCTCTCGCTCCACCGAGGGTCTTATCCTTGCTGCTCTTCCTCGGCAGTACGGCAATGCTCTTGTCAACCTCGCGATCCGATACCTCACGTACTCCGGCCGCTGTTTCCAGTCGCGGGGGAAGGGTTTTGAGAAGTCTGGGTACCGGTCCCATTTATGTCCTCCGCAGCGTGGACAACACTCCTTGTGGTAAGCGTACCCTCCCACAAGGTGCCAGTTGTACCAACTAGGGATAGGTTTCGCGCATCCGTGACACATCATTGTTTATCCCAAATCTTCCCCAACTTTTCTTTTTGCTTGTCCGTCAGAGAATGCTTCCTCTCCCACTGGTCGCTGATACTCTCCACGAACCCCTTCTCCCAGTTATCGAGCTTCTTCTCGTCTATTCCATCAAGAATATAATCGATGGCATCATCGGTGAGTTCCTCAAGTCGCATCTCACAACCCCCCAAACAACAACTCAATCCAATCCCACACGTCGTAATCGTCGCCGTCTTCTTGGTCGTCGGAGAGGAGTCTCAAAGCTCGGCTCCTTCGGGGAAGCGTGTGGTCTTCCACAGCTTCTTCTCATCCACCGCCGCTACTCGATCTTGTTCTGATCCGTCCAATTCTCCCCCCACGATGGGTCCGCGGGGATCACCAGCTTCGGTAACTCCGGCGTCCCAATTTCCATGCACTCTCTTATCCATTTCGCCACTTCCTTTGGTTCGTACTTCTTGTCTACGTAAAACAAAATCTCATCATGAATCTGCAGCACTGGAATCAGTCTAGGATGGTTCTCTGCGTTCAGCAAGGCGTACTTCGTAACGTGTGCTACAGGATTGGAACCCCACATGGCCGCGGCCGTCTTCAGCCGATCCTCCTCGAACCCATAACTCGCCAGTACGTACCCCGTCGGCGGCCTCACGCACCGTTCCCTCTCCACTTGCTTCGTAATCTCCATCTGCAAGCCACGTAACTTCGGGAACCCCGCGAAGTACTTCATTGTCACCGCGAGCGCCTTCTTCCGATTCTCCCAACTCGCCGCGCCGAACGCTCTCCGCGCCAGGTTAATCCCCGTGAACGTCACGATTTTCCCGAAGACCCTCCAGTCGGGAAACGCCACCCTCACCCCCGCGCGGATCTCAGCCTGTATCCTCGGCTTCCCGAATTCCGTCGGCGTGAGGAGTTTAATTCCCTCCATGTAATCCGTCGCATGTGTGACGGTCTTCGCCGCCTCTCGCGCGTTCCCTTGAGAAATCGCAAACGGATCGTCTTCCTTAATCTCAATCATATCCCGCATGTGGGCGTGGAAGTCTATGTTCGGGATGGAATCGTAGCCAGCGAGGTGGAGGAAGACGCGGTTTTCGGCGTTCTTGAGGTCAGCGCGGTAGAGATAATAACTGTCTGGCGCAACAATGGCTCGCCGGATTCGTTTTCCGAGCGACTCTCCTGTAGCACGATCGCGCCGCCGCTTCGCAACGTTTTGTAGATTCGGATTGCTGCACGCAAGGCGACCAGTGGAAGTGAAGAACTGGAGGTTGCAATGGATGAACCCGGAGCCATCGACATAGCCAGTCCAAGTGTTTCTGTCATAGTCGAAACATCGTGGAGCAAACCATCTATCGGGACCGTTCCCGAGTTCCTTGTAATCAAGTAACTTCTCCAACTCCTCATCGTCCTCCTCCTCCACTGCATCCCTGATTGTCTGCTCTTGTGCGTTCTCTAGTAGAATTCCCTTCGCCTTGAAGTAACTCACCACTTGCTTTGGAGAATCAGGGTTGAAAGGGAAAGTCTTCGCCGTCTCCTCGCAGGCCCTCTCGAAATCCCCACGGAGTTTATCTACATACGGCACATCCACCTTCACCCCTCTCTCCCGCATCTTCGCCAGAACGTGCGCCACGTCCCGGTGTAACGGATACAACTTATCCACCCCCAACATCCTCGCGCGCTGAAGCATCTTCGGAAACGCTTTCACTGGCCAGTAACAGTCATTCCCGTTGTACCCGAACGCGTCGTGCTTCGGGCACGGCCGGGACTCCAGGAGACACTGTTCCTCCCCCACACACTCTTTCCAGTTCGGCACGGCTTCGTAGAAGGAACAGTAGGCAAACAAATTCATGAACCCACGTCCGCGTTTCTCCCCCTCCTCGTCGTCGGCTTTCTTCGTTCCCTTACACAGGGACATATTCGTCAACCAGTGCCAGAGAATCGTGTCCTCTACTTGCCCAAGAGAAATGTGAATACCTTCTGCATCAGCGACGGGAAGATCAGCAGACACAACATTGTGACCCAGAATCCGAGCAGCAGGAAATCGAGAAAGTAACTCCAAAAAATAATGCTTTGCATCCTCGTACGGGGCAGAAACGGTTCGTTCGCCATCGGAGACTCC